CAGGTGGGGGAAAAAGCTTTGCACTTCTCGCAGACCCTCTTAGGTATTGCCACAATAGCAATCATCGTGGGCTTCTTCTTAGGCGTACTCTGGATGAGTTAACAGAACTAATTGACAAGTCACGTCAGCTATATCCCAAAGCTTTCCCCGGTGCAAAGTTCAGGGAGTCAAAGTCAACGTGGCATTTTCCGTCAGGTGCAACAATTTGGTTTACGTATCTTGACAAAGACAAAGACGTAACACGATTTCAGGGTCAGTCGTTTAACTGGATAGGCATTGATGAGATAACCCAATATCCCTCGCCTTACGTTTGGGATTATCTCCGTTCACGACTAAGAGCAACTGATCCTGAACTGCAACAGAACCTGTACATGCGTTGTACAGCAA